AGATGATCGACATACTTAAAGATCTTTTGGAAGATAGAGAGTGTCTCCAGAGTTATTCTACCACCCAGGTGAGCTTTTATCAAGGGGGGATGGACACTTTCTGTCCTGAACAAGTCGTCAAATTTACTTGAGATCGAGTGAAGGGTGGACACGTCTTGAGAGAACAGATAGGAGAGAGACTGCATCCTTTTTAGATAGTCTGTGTAGTTCTTAGATCCTTCTCTTGCTATCTGACCTACCCACTGACCACCATCCACAATAAGATTAGACACAAAGAAGTCTCGCAGCTCATCTTCTTTAAACTTACGGGACAACTTCACAAAGAAGTATTTGTCCTTTCTGCTATCGAAAGCTTGCTGCGATGCCTTTGCTGAATTTCCGTACTTGAAGTAATCAAATGTTTTAGAAGTGAAGTGTAATTTCAAAGAGAGATACATTTTATAGACTTCAAATCCACTCACAGTGCCAAGAACCCCCTTGATGTTTTTTTCATAAAGTTAAGACGTTGAGCATCATACTTCAACTTCTCTTTCAAAGGTTTAGAAATCAACTTACCTACAGTTTCAACCTCAATACTTTTGTCTTCACAAAATTGTACGATGGCTTCGATGTAGTTTAGGTTTGATTGCTTTACCAATCTTTCAATCTCTAGGGAGAACTTGGCAGCAGTCATGAAGTTTTCTTCAAAGACATCATCAATTCTACCAGTCCCCATGTGCTTCTCTATATACGTCGATGTACTCTTTAAGCTTGCGAGTATACTTAAACTTGTCATAAATTTGAAAGACCTGTGCTTCACCTGTTTCACATGCAATAATAGTTACGAGTTTCTTAACCTTAAGACCCGTCAACTCTTGAAACATTATAGCATAAGCTGCCTCTTGTGCAAAGTAATCTTGAATCCACTCCTCCTTCTTTAACTTAGTTGAAGTTTTGAAGTCGATGATAGCGAGTTCACCATTATGTTCTGCGATACAGTCAACTCTTCCAGCGATGCGAAGCATCTTGGAATACAGCGGTGCCTCTAGGGCATGTATGTTATCTATGTTATCTATATGGGGTTTGATTAGGTGAAATAACCCCATAGACATTACATCGTCCTTGTATCTACTGATATCTTGGTTAGAAAGATACAACTCAGCAAGCTTGTGAGTCTTATTACCACGAGTCGATGCACGCTTGGAGATCTTATTCGCCTCCTCTTCACCGACACGCTGCCGCCACTCCATAATGGACTTCTTTTTACTATGTCCAATTACAGTAGTGACCGAGGGGTAACGTTCACCATCAACGGCATACGTTCTACCACCCTCGGTCGTTTCTGCGGTCAGATCACGAAAATCATGTATGTTGAGATGTTTAAAAGCCAAGATTCATTTTACTAATAAGGTACGATTTGACAAGTCCAGAACGAACGATGTCTTGGACCCCAAATTCGATAGAAGCAAACTCTTCCATCTCAGCAAGGATCTTCATAAAGTCTAGCACACCATTCTTCTCGTTGGTGCGGGTCAGGTCAGTTTGTGCAGCGTCTCCAGCAAAGATTACCTTTGAGTTCACGCCAATACGAGTGATGATCGAGTCGAGCTCGTGGAAGTTAAGGTTCTGAGCTTCATCAATCAGAATGATTGCGTTGTCAATTGTTGTTCCACGAATAAAACTTGTTGACCAGAAAGAAATAGTTTCCTGGGACTTCAGATTTGCATAAAGTGCCTCAAAAGAAGCATCATCTGGCATCTCAAACATATACTTGACCATATTCTTATAAGGAATTTGGTACAAGTTACTCTTGTCTTCATGATCACCTGGAAGGAATCCAATCTCTCTGGTTGGTACAAGCGAACGAACAATATACAGCTTGTCGTAAGGAGTTTTCTCGTCAAGGATTTCCTTGAGAGCAAGGTAAATTGCTACGAAAGATTTACCAGTTCCAGCGCAACCATAAAGAAAAAGATTCTTGCCCTTATCATACTCCTCAAACACCTTCTCTTGAGTCGGTGTCATCGGTTTGATTTTTAGTAGGTGTTCAGTACCAATAGGTTTTCTTCTCATTTGTCTAGCGGTCAGACCGACCATAGATGGTTGCTTTTTGGATTTTACGGGCATAGGTTTAGATGCTATCGAACTTTGCGTAAGGATGATGTTTCTTCACGTTATTCAGACGGTCTTTAAACCCCTGAGGCAGCTTGTTCTGCCAATCACCAGTGCCACTGATGGCAGATCCAACACCTGCCATCCAGTCTTTATCCCAATCGGGATTATCTTTTCTCCACTGCTCGTAAGCAGCGAGACTCATGTCAAGTTCTTTTGTCTCACCAGTTATTAAATTTTTCACAGGATAAATTGCCATCAATCAATTCTCAACGAAGGTTGAATACTTTCACATCCACAATCATCATTAGGACACCTCCAATCCAGTGCCTTTGCAACGGTTGGAAACTTACAAATAAAGATCCACTTACATTCTTCGGCAATATCCATATGTTCTTTCTGAGTTCCGTTTGCGGTTCTTAGATTTATATAGTGAATCCAACTGCGACAAGAACCAGACATGTAGATGCGAGTGGGAGTAGCTAGAGGGAGAACAAACCTTGCACACTCCTTAGCAACACCCTCAGACAACAACTGATTATATAAGTCCATGCCCTCAGCAAAATACTGAGCGATCCTCCCTTGTAGAAAAGCCCTAGTCTCGGTACTGAGATCGTCAATTGAGTTCTGCCTGTTCTTGAGATCCTGCCGCCGCAGATCTGGAACGGGAATTTTATTATCCAGTAAGTTAGCGTCCGCATAACGTTGTGAAAACTCTTGGAACGTAAACGAACGATGGCGAAGAATTTGAGCTGCGATGCCACGAGTTGTTTCAATTTCCAGAGTCATAAAAGATTGTTCAAACACCGACCAGTGCTGATGTTGAACACAGTATTTTAGAAGTCCTTCAAAGGAAGGATTGTCTTGATTGTTTGGGTTAGAGACTCTAGCGATGTACGCCATGTTCTCTTCTGGGTTGGGAGTTGCTTGTACAAATTTAACTTGCATCAGTTTGTTTCACTAGGGTTACCAAATCCAACTCTGCTCTTCCACTTTCTCCATTTCTTAATGGCAAGTTGACGGCGAACATAATCGAGTTGCTTACGCATGTAGAGGATTTCCTCTGTAGTATACATCTCTGGATGATCAAGTGCTTTTTGGATTAAAGCTTTTTGTTCTTTAAGACGCATCTTGACCTCCAGTATAGGCAAGAACTATTTATTTGTGTGCTCATAGAGCATGTCAAATAGTTCATCCGCTAAACTGTCCAGATCTTCTGGAGCTTTCCACTCTGAAGATGGTGAAAAATCATTTGGCTTTGCCTTAAAAAGATTGTTCACCTCTTCAGTAATCTCTTTCTTTAAATTAACCTCTGTTTCCCCATTCGATTTGGGGGAAGGCTTCTGCGACGACATTTTGAGTGACTCTGTATTTGTCTTGGAGTTTTCTGTTGCACGCAGAGACAAAAAGTTCTGCTTCATCTTTATGAAGTCCTTCTAACAATTGAATAAAGAGCTGCTCTCTTTTCAGAGATGAAAGACTACCATCACCACCCTTAAAGAAGCGATAGAAGTTACGATATTCATGATCCAAACGAGTATGCTCCGTGCCAGATGGAGCTTCGTTAGGTGTATAAGGTACATCACCCTCGGGCATAAGGCACTGAAGAGATTCATCAAAGTTGATGATCAGCACTGCCCGAAGAGCTGGGTTGTTGTACTCTCTAAGGAGATCGATTTTTTCAGTTTTGGTTTTAGCGGAGGATACCTTTTGGAGGATTTCACTCACTAAAGCATCAGCAGGTAATTTTCTAGGAGCCATATCAAATCAAGATTTTATATTAGTATATCAGTCTTCCTCGTCTTCGTCAAGGAATTCATCTTCGTCTACGAAACGAACTGCCAACAGTTCTTCATTTATATAGTGACCATTATCATCGTAAAACTCTGGATGAACAGATGTCTTTGCATAAATGGCAGAATCAACAGTCTCTTTGTAGATCCAACCAACGATGCCGCCGATTGCTAAGAATGCAATCATACTTACGGACGAAAAGAAAAGAATAACGCTAGTGTCCATTTTACTTCCTGCGGTGTATGTCTATCTTAACATGTACCGTCCAATTTAAAAAGTGGAAAGTACGATTCAACCAACTCGGTTCCTCTACCCTCCTGCTTTTCGGAAGCATGACTTCTATGCCTTTATTTATTGACAGTTCGTCTTCTTTTTCTCGTACCCTTATCAATCTCATACTTCCAGGCATCCTCTAAAATAGAATACAGATAATCTCTTGCTTTTCTTGCTTCTGGTTTTGTGTACCCAGCATATGCTTCACGAATAAATGAATTGCCACCTTCAATAAAAAGATCAAGATCTTCTACAGTCTGAGATAGATTAGCTGCAGCTGAACTGTTAATGAATGAAGTTATTTCGTGTTTTTTAAAATTGTTATTGGTCAGATACTCGTACATCTTGAATGTATATTTCTGACGAAACATACAATCGTCAACTACTTTCTCGACCATTTCGAGGAGTGTGTCTACTGGTTCCATCAGATAACGTTGTTTTCTTTTAGGTAAGCGATTGCATCTGTGCATCCACCAAGTCTCAGATCACCCATGATAACTTGAGGGAAGGTAGCCGACTCACCAAACTCAGCATAGAATTGTTTACGAGAAAAGTCAACGTCCAATTCGTATACTGTATGATTCAGTTCTGCTAACTCCATAACAGTTTTAATTTTATCACAGTATGGACAACCAGCCTTTGAATAGATTGTAAAGATCATAAAACTAAAGCAACCAGAATAATTTATACAAAAACCCTACGCTAAAAAAATTGCCAGAAAATTTTTTTCGACTTTTTTGAAAACAAAAGGGGGAATTTCTTCCCCCCACTCTAACAGTATTCTATTGTGCTGTCAATCAGAAGGAATACTTCACACCTGCTTTCACATTACTGGTCAGTTTATCACCAGTCAGGAAGTAGTATTCACCATAGACGCTAACACGTTCTGCAGCAGCAACGGTAGCACCAACCTTAC